TTCGATGAGGCTGTCCGTGCCGTCATGGACGGCCGCCATCACCCGCTCCTGAAGCGCTCCGTGATTGAGAATGTGCCGTCTCAGGGCGGATTTATGATCGCGGATAGCTTCGTCGCGACAATCTTCGACGGCTTGGTCGAGGAAAGCGTCACGCTTTCGCGCGTGCGGACCTTCCCGATTTCATCGGGCAGTTTGTCCGTGCCAAGCTTTGACGGCTCGGACCATAGCGCAGGGTTGCTCTTCGGTGGCGTTCAGGGAAATTGGATATCCGAGGAAGGGACCATCACGCAGACGGACCCGAAGTTCCGCGATATGACGTTGACGCCGCACGGATTGAAAGTGTTATCCGTCATTTCAAACGAAGCGCTTAGCAATAGTTCCGACCTCGGGCAAATGGTAGAGCAGGCGCTCATTTCTGGCTTGAGTTGGAAACTGGATGAAGCGATCATCAACGGCGATGGCGCTGGAAAGCCGCTGGGAATTCTCAACGCCAACGCGACCGTGACCGTCTCGAAAGAAGGCGGCCAGGTGGCGGACACATTCCTGTATGAAAACGCGCTGAAAATGTGGGCACGGCTGAAGCCGGGCAGCCACGCCAACGCGATTTGGATGATCAATCCCGAGATAATTCCGCAGCTGGGGCAGATGGCCTTGAACGTCGGCACGGCAGGCGCGCCCGCGTATCTTCCCGCGAACGGCGCGGCAGACACGCCATTTCAAACGCTTTTCGGTCGGCCCGTTATCCCGACTGAAAAGTGCGCCGCCATCGGCGATCTTGGCGATGTGATTTTGGCGGATCTTTCCTGGTACGCCTTGGGCGTTCGGAAGCAAATCACGCTTGACCGTTCGCAGCATGTCTATTTCACGAGTGATCGCGAAGCGCTGAGAGCCGTGATGTACGTTGACGGCCAGCCGCTTTTGGCCTCGGCGTTCACGCCTTTCAAGGGCAGCGCCACGCTTTCGCCGTTCGTGATCTTGGAGGCGCGTTAAGCATGGCTGGATTCACGATTCCCGAAAACGGCCACGTCGTAAATATCCTACCCCCGGTGGATATCAACGGCTCGGCCCAAACGAGCGATTATTTCTCGCTCAAGAGCTACGCGCACGTCGATATTATTTTGACGTTGGGCGTCACCGGCGCGGCCTCGACCGTGACGGTTACAGAGAACACCAGCAACGCGGGCGCGGGCGCTACTGCCATCGCCTTCGCCTATCACAGCGAAGAGACGGCGGCGGGCGACACCTTGAGCACCAGGACGGCGGCCACTTCGGCGGGCTTTGCAACCTCGACCAACGATAGCATTACCTATGTTATCAGTATCGACGCGAGCGAGCTTAGCGACGGTTCGCCATACCTGGCGCTGCTCATGAGCGACCCGACGGTAGCCACTTTGGCATCGGCGGTGGCTATTCTCTCGGGCGCTCGATACCAATCGGAGGTTACGCCGACCGCGATCACCTAAACAGTTGAAACGGTGGCGGGGCTTCGGCCTCGCCGCCTTAGCCAGCACATTTGAAAAGTTTAGCGTCGGTACTGCATCGACGTACGCGATGCCCCCACCTCTCGCAAGGGCTCGGGGCTACAATTTTGCTTGGCGGATTCTTGATGTTCCGCCGAGCCGCATCGGGCGTTGGAGATCATGGCCTTCCGCCGTCCGGTACTTCGCGCGGGGCCTCGGGCTATAGTTACCCTGGGGCTCCGCGCATCCAAGATCCCTAGCGGCTCCCGGCTTCGGCGGGCACCCGCGTTTTACCTTGAGGGCTTCGACGCATGACAGCACGAAAACGGCACGAAGAAATTGAGCGAGTGCGACAGTTGATTTGGCGTCATGCCCAGGGCTTGCGAAAAGCCGAGGCCGCTCTTTCGCGACTGAAAGGCGAGAATGATAGCCGCGACGATAAATGAACGGGACGCGCTTGTCGTCTTCGACGAGGCCGAGGGGCTGCGCGTATCCCTGCCGGTGGAGGTAGCACGCCGGGCTGAACGGCTCGGGGAAGGCGTCATTGTCCCGAATCCGGCGAAACCGGCTTCACAGGATGCCCGTCACGGGACGATCGCCCCTTCCCGAGGGGTATAGCATGGGGGGGATTCCGACGGGCCGGGTGAGGGGCGCTACTGAGCTTGAAATTGAAGGACTATTACCAACTCGGCCACATTATTGTGGGCGGACACCGTCCCAGTTTCGCGGTCGAATACAGCGAATGCAGCACTCCGCGATGAGGGGGGATCTGTCTGAAAGTTAAGATTGATGTCACTGGGGAGGATATACTCATACCTCCAGCCCGTGTTGGCATTCCCTGGGTCGGATGCCGCCACCATGCAACCTAAGACCACAAGCCCAAACGCCAGCCCGAGCGCAAACGAAAACCCTTGCACTTTGTTCATGACACACTTCTCCCGTTGGAGTTTCGGGGTTGCCCCAAGTGGCTGCCCCGCCGGGAGGCATGGTAGCACAGGCGAAAGCGGCCCGCCGGAGGTGGAGCCCGGCGGGCCAGCGGGCAGACCCGCCGGAAGAGGGGGATCAAGCGGACGGGCCTTTGTCTTCGGCTTTGCACCGGGACGATCGCATCGTATCACATGGCTCTGGGGCGAGACTACCCGGACGCCCCCCACACCACACCCTCACTCAGCGCCTCTTCATCCTGCCCATAGATCTCCCACTGCCCGCACCCTCGGGCTATTGCTGCATCCGCTACGCCGCCCTGGATCTGACTTCGCTTCCACCGGCGGATGGAGGGATTGATGTGCCACCACCATATGCTTTCGAGTGATGTGAGAATGTGCCTGTGCGTCATGTGGGGGCGGACCTCCTTTGTCTTGGGGCCGCTTCTAGGGGCTTGCGGCTTGGGGCGGATCGGTATATGATGGAAATCGACCCGACGCACCGTCGGGTGCGGCACGTCGAGTCTAAACCCGGCCGGTTCAGCGCGGCCAGGCCTTCGCAGATCTTATCACGGGGCACAATCGCGAAACATGCCGCGTCACAGATGCGCCTATGAGGCGCGGGAGGATCTTGGGATGAAGGTCACGCTTCACAACGATTTCCACGACACGGAAGAAACCATCCATATCGCAGAGGGCGATATATTGAGTCGCGCCCGAGTGCGCAGGATTCATGACAGTCTATGCGGCAGCGATACGTGCTGCTGCTCAGGGGCCATCGGCATGCGCGGGCACCAGGAAGGGCTTAGCGCCGCCGGGTTGATAATCGAGCACCTAAACGATCACGGCGACTTCCAGATCTTAGCGGCCTAGACACCACCGCCGCCGTGTTTCCCGACCCATTGCCGGGGGATGCGGCGGTTTTTCTATCGCCCAGCATCTTCCCGCATCTTCCGCGCGCGTGCTACTTCCTTCGAGTGAGTTTCAAGATACGCCGTCATCGCAGCGCGGACCTCTTCTGACAGACTTCGGCCACGAAGCCACGCCAAGGCCCCCAAGTCTTTCACCTGGGCATCGTCAAGCACCAGGGTACGGCGGGATCTCCCTTCCTTCAATCCAGCCTTCACCGATGGCACCGTTTCCACGGCGATCTTCTTCTTCGCGAAGGCCCCAGCTTTACTTGGCATGCCGGATTACCTCCTGCGCGATGGCCGCTACATCGTCCAGGGCGCGCTGGGCCTGACGCCGTAATGTGGTATTCACCTTAATACGGTATTCATGCTCTTCGAGCGTAGCGCCATCCCATGCGAAGCTACCGAAAACGCGGCGTGAAGGAAAAGGAGCCCGTGATACCGGCAGCCATTCAGGAAGCACCGCCTCATACCTCGCCGCGAGCTTCACCGGGCTAGCTTGCGGATGGCCGAAGGAAGGAACCACCACGGCGCGGAGCCGGTTATCCGCGCGCCATTCGTCCAGGACCGGGAGAAGATGCGTTGAGAAGGCCGCCAGATCGTGAGGCGTCAGGCGGAGCGGTATCACCACCAAATCGGCCACGCCCACGGCCAAGCGCACCTTGAAACCACCTTCTCCTTCGCCGGGAGTATCCAGCACCGCACAATCACAGGTGGCCTCAAGGCCTTCGAGTTGCTCGGGGAGCGCCGCATCACGTATCCATCGCTCAAAGGCCACGGGATCGCCGTCAGGCCGTTTTCCATGCCATAGGCGAAGGCTACCCTGGGGATCCATGTCCACCAGCACGCGGCGCTTGTATCGACGCGCGAAGGCCTTTGAATGTATCAGACATTGCGCCAGCGTAGACTTTCCGCAGCCGCCTTTTGGCGAGATCAGAGCGAAGATCATGGTGTTCACCTGAATACTGTATTCACCTTAATACGGTATGCCACGGGAGAAGAGGCCATCGGCATCATAGCACGGCTGGACCCCGCATACGTTGAGGCTCCCGCCTGAGCCGCTATCGACCAATGTTCGCGGGGATAACGTCATCTTCGCTTGCGACGGAGGGTGCGGCGGAGCCTACGGCCGCGCTCCATGTTTCATTATTATCTGATAAAGCGCGTAAATATATATCTACTATAGAGATAGGCTATATACGCGTTTATACATAGACTATAATTCATGTATACAGCAACGCCGACATATTCATTCTAGCGCCTGTTTATAAGGCTTTTGTTATATCTATTAGAGCATTTATACGGACTTGAAACGCTACACACATCCGCGCCGCTGTATCCGCTGTAACGCATATTTATAGATATGTCGCTAGCCACGGCCGCCGCTGCGTCCTTGGACCTTGGGCTTTGCGGCTGGCCTTGGGAGGCTTGCTATGACTGGCCTTGAAGCTGTCGCCCGTCCACGCGCTGCCCCCGGCGATATGGGCGGGCTCTGTCGCCGCTTGAGGTAGTCACGCATGGGCTTCATTGCGTGACGAAGGGGAAGATGGGGCTGTTGCGTTTGCTTGGCCGAGGCTGTTTAATGAGCAAAGTACCTCGCCGAAAAGACGGGCGCGGAACGCCTGGCCGCGAAGAAAGAGAAGGCCGGGGACCATGAGGCGCGCTCCCCGCCTATCGGAATTTCCGACGAACCGGAAATACCCCCTTGACGAACTGCCCCGAAATTTGCTAACTAGTACGGCACAGTTGAAAAGAACGCCCCCGGTTGCTTTGAGTTTGGAGACCTTTGCAACCAGGGGCAAAAACAGACTCGCGTGTTACCGCTCATCCCTCGGGATCAAGCCTACCATCTCGCGAGCCAGAAAGCAACGCTTAAAATGGCCGCACCGAACCTTCCCTCCTTCACCGCCACGAATGCATCCGCCGACACCAGCCCCAAGGAATCCTACACGATCTTCCCCTTGGCACCTCGCCGAAGCAAATCATGGTATTCCATGTGTACCGGGGCAAAGGCGCGCTTCCCTGAGTTTATGGACGATTGGCAGCGCCTCACGATCAACGGCTCCCTACAATGTGACGGGGTCGTCTTCGTCTGGCGGCCCGAATGCGAGGGGAACCGTAAGAGCTTCAATCGCCACCGACAATCCCTAGTTGACCACGGCTTTATCGAATGCGTAGACAAGGCCAAGGGTCTATATCGTCCGTCTGACGCATGGAAAACCTACGAACTCACCGAGGCCGAGCTACGTCATGCCGAGGCGAATCGACGCGAGGCAGAGGCCAGGAATGGCCGTTTCAGGACGGAAAAACTAGAAAAGCAAGGGGGGCCAGAATGGCCCCGGTACCAGGGGGGCCGAAATGGCCCCGTCTTCATTACAAGATTAAGATCAATACCCGATCCGGATCCGGATCTGTCGCTAAGGTTGGATCACCAAGAGCAGGTTTCCAGCGAATCGACCGAGCCGCTGAACGCCGTACAGAGCAATCAAAAGCCGGACCGGGTACCGGATCGGGTAGTTTCCAATTCAAGCCGGACGGAATCCAGAGCTTCCGCGATTCCCAAGCCTCCCGATACGGCCACCACGTCCACCCCCACGCCATCGGAACCGGGGCAAGAGGCTTTGAATGTGGAAGAAATTCGGGCCGAGATTCGTGCTCCACGGCCTAGAATGGCCGCTAAGGTCGCCGCAATTTCCCCTGAGAAGGCGAAGAAACCGCGCTCAAAGCTCAGCCAAGCCGTTCACGAGGCCGCCCAAGGGCTCCCGCCCGGCATCGGCCAGCTTGAGGCTTCCGCCAAGGCCGTGGCGAAATACCTGGACACGCGCGACGTGGTGGCCGTGATGAAGATTCTTTCCGAATTCGGTCCTCGGGCCATTGCCTTCGCCAAAGGAATTCCACCCGGATCGGATGCCCTGGCCGCCTTCCAGGATAGGGCGGCCGCCGCTCGGAAGGCCGAGACCGTGCGCCGACAGACACGCGGGACTTCGATAGGGGATGCGATGGAGGGCTTACAGCGGGCGGCCGTCGAGCACATGCGGCCGCTCTACGCCATCTTCGCGCCGGAATTCCACGGGCAGATCGGCGACATTATCGCCGCCATCGAATCCGCCGGAGGAAGTGCCATGGGCTGCCGCGACAAAGCACACCAACTCCGCCGAGAAGAAACCGCGAAGACGCCGCGCCGTCTGATTTGGTCCTTGCTCCGAAAGGCGCAGCAAGCCGCCGGATTGGATCCTGCCTGGGCACCGCCGGGCATGCTTGAGGGCAAAACATGGGCAGGGGCGGCAGCATGAAAACCAAGCAGACAAACCGATTGAAGGGCGATCTTGCCTTCGCGCGCCGACAACCTCGCCACGAACGTCTGGAGCTTCGCGGGCGGGCCTTCGCTCAATTCCTGGAAATTCCTGAAGCAGACGCACCGGCGCTGGCCGAGGCCATCGGTACGCTTGGGCGAAATGGATTCTATGCGGCGGAACGCGCCGAGGCCACCTATCCGCCGGGAGAGCGCCTGGCCGCCATGCAGGCCGAGGCCGCCAAGGTTCCCGACCTGGAGGCCGTTCACCTCGCACCGATCAAGATTCCGTTGAAGGCCAAGGCCGCGCGATTCCTGCGCAAGCTGACGGGGAGATAGATATGAACGGGCCGGAACAATTCACGGTGGGCGATATCCAGGAAAGCTTGGCCTTCACGGTGAACCAGGCAGGCGAAACAGCCGAGGCGCTTGTGCGCCGAATTCGCAAGGCGCGCGCCGATGGCGAGCACGCCGAGGCCGCCGTTTTAGAGGTTGAGTTTCGCCAAAGGCTGAGGCATGGGATGGCCCTTCAGTTGCTTTTGGAATCGCTTCTCGTACAAGGCGGCGACAGGACCGCGATCTTTGCGAGCATGGGCGATCCGACGGAAACAGGAGGCACGTCATGAAAGCATTCAAGATCGCGGATCTGCTCGCAGCACTTGAGGCGTCCGTCGAAAACCTGAGCGCAAAGTGTGAGGCACTGTTTCACGCGATCCATGATGCGCGCGCCGTTGGCGAATACGCCCAGGCATCTGAACTTGAAACACAATTCCGAAAGACCGTTCAACACGGGGTCACCCTTCATGCCGTCATCGAAAGCGTGGTTTCACAATGGGATGATCCCGCTGCCTTGATTACTTTCGACCCAGGGCAATCATGCCGGGGAGTCCTGCAACGAGCACGGCATTAACGGAAGCTGCTTCCGAAACAGAACAGGAGATCGAACAATGACCACGCACTCGATAGACGCGCGCACCGCCGAGATTTTGGCCGAGTTGGCCGAGGAATTATCGGACATGGCCGCGCGACTTCAGGACATGGCCGAGGCACCGTCGGCATGAGCGTGCTATTCATCGCCGGGCTGGCCGTGGCGGTCTAGCTTGCACGGCACGCAACGCGCCACGGCCGCGACACCATGGCCCAGGGCGCTAACGTGGCGTACAACGGAGCACAGGAATAGTCAGGACACACAGCGCATCCACCACGGCGGGCGGCAGGACACGCATGGGCAACGGTAGCAGGGTGGGGGGGCAACAAATCGCTAGAGCCCTTCCCTAGAGTACCGCGCGCCTAGTGCCGCGTATGTTTCCGAGGGTAAAGGGATGGGGTATAGTTCCAAAACGGAACACTTGTGATATACTTACTTTAACGCAAGCCGGACGCCACTTGATGCGAACTCGTGGCCGCCATGGGCGGAAAACACTTCGCATCCAAGCGCGCGCGCCACTTGCTATTTGAAATAACCTTGAGGCCTGCCGGGCGCGGCACGGGACCCGAGGGTAAAAATTGAAAGACGCTATCCAGCCCGGAGTCCTTCAGAGAAACACTTTCGCGGAAGCCGGACCCGACGCGCGCACCACTTGGCATGGACCCGGAGCTTCCCAATAGCCACCACGCCATGACAAGCCGGACGCCTTCGCGAAACCACTTCATCGAAACTCGCCTCAGATGCGGCCACCACTTGGAGATCCCCTAATGTTGAAAGACACCCGATATGAACGAAGCAAAATTGAAACGCAAGCGCGATGCCCTAATCGCGCGCGCGGACACCCTCGTAAAAATTGCCAACCTCAATCAATCACAGCGCACTGAAGCGATCCAGCTGACCGCCGACCTCCGACAGGTTGACGCCGATCTGGATGCAGCCAAGCGCCGCAAAAGGATCGGACCCATGACCAAACTTGAAAAACTCACTGACAAGCGCGCGGACCTCGTTGCCGAGGAAGCGCCTCTTCTCGAAAAGAACAGCCTCACCACCGCCGAACGCCGCACCCTCGATACGCTGCAAGAGGATATTGATCTAGTTGATGCAGAGATCGCGCATCACAAGCGCAGCGAGGAGCGTCAGGGCACGGGCGAGCGTCCGGGCGTCGGCGATCAGACTCATTCCACCTCCACCAGCCGCGCCGTGAAGCAGGGCAACTCCTGCGAGCTTCGTTCCCACGCGCAGCTTGGCATCACGACCGATAACGCGGGCTGGGACAGCTTCGATCAGGCTGTCCGCGCCGTCATGGATGGCCGCCATCACCCGCTCCTGAAGCGCTCCGTGATTGAGGGCGTGCCGTCTCAGGGCGGATTTATGATCGCGGATACCTTCGCCGCGCCAATCTTCGACGGCTTGGTCGAGGAAAGCGTCACGCTTTCGCGCGTGCGGACCTTCCCGATTGCCTCGGGCAGTTTGTCCGTGCCAAGCTTTGACGGCTCGGACCATAGCGCCGGGCTGCTCTTTGGCGGCGTTCAGGCAAATTGGATATCCGAGGAAGGAACCATCACGCAGACGGATCCCAAGTTCCGCGATATGACGTTGACGCCGCACGGATTGAAAGTGTTGTCCGTCATTTCAAACGAAGCGCTTAGCAATAGTTCCGACCTCGGGCAAATGGTAGAGCAGGCGCTCATTTCTGGCTTGAGTTGGAAACTGGATGAAGCGATCATCAACGGCGATGGCGCTGGAAAACCGTCGGGAATTCTCAACGCCAACGCGACCGTGACAGCCTCGAAAGAAGGCGGCCAGGTGGCGGACACATTCCTTTATGAAAATGCGTTGAAAATGTGGGCACGGCTGAAGCCCGGCAGCCACAACAACGCGATCTGGATGATCAATCCCGAGCTAATCCCACAGCTTGGGCAGATGGCCTTGAACGTCGGCACGGCAGGCGCGCCCGCGTATCTTCCCGCGAACGGCGCGGCAGACACGCCATTTCAAACGCTCTTCGGTCGGCCCGTTATCCCGACTGAGAAGTGCAGCGCCATCGGCGATCTTGGCGATGTGATCTTGGCGGATCTTAGCTGGTACGCCTTGGGCGTTAGGAAGCAAATCACGCTTGACCGTTCGCAGCATGTCTATTTTTCGAGTGATCGCGAAGCGTTGCGAGCCGTGATGTACGTTGACGGCCAGCCGCTTTTGGCCTCGCCGTTCACGCCTTTCAAGGGCAGCGCCACGCTTTCGCCGTTCGTGATCCTGGAGGCGCGTTAATCATGGCTGGATTCACGATTCCCCAAAACGGTCACGTTGTAAATATCATCCCTCCGGTGGATGTAAACGGCGGGGCCACCGTCAGTGATTATTTCTCGCTCAAGAACTACGCGCACGTCGATATCGTGCTGACGCTTGGCGTCACAGGCGCGGCTTCGACCGTGACGGTTACAGAGAACACCTCGAATGCAGGCGCGGGCGCTACTGCCATCGCCTTCGCCTATCACAGCGAAGAGACGGCGGCGGGCGACACCTTGAGCACCAGGACGGCGGCCACTTCGGCGGGCTTTGCAACCTCGACCAACGATAGCATTACCTATGTTAT